TACTGCAAAACTGGTTTATCGATTCTTTCCTTATACCAATCTACCAAGATTGGTTGTTGATGGCGCTGACGTCGCAGGCCATTAAATTCAGCGCATCGTCGGCCATGCCAGCCGATCGCTACGAAAAATTCAGCATTCCACGTTGGCAGGGCCGTCGCTGGAAATGGGTTGATCCCGTCAAAGATGCCGAGGCAAATCTGATGCTGCGGCGTGCTGGCTTGAAATCCAGCACAACCATTGGTGATGAGCAGGGCCTCGAGTTCGAAGACGAATTGGCAAAAATTGCAATCGAAAACGCCGCGGCTGCCGCCTCAAACGTCGAGCTGGATTTTGGCTCAGCCGTCAAGCCTGCAGATCCCAATCCGCCGCCAGATTCCGGTGGCACCGCAACCCCACCCAAGAAAGTAGCAGCCGCCTAGAGCGGCTTTTTTTACGCCTGCATTCCCGCAAGGAGCCGCCATGTCCGAAGTTATCGAACGCAAAGAAACTATCAAAACGCAGCGCGAGTACCGCCACTTTGAGCTAGACCGCGCCGCCATTGATACCAGTGCCCGCACCGTCGAGCTTGCCTTCTCATCAGAAGAGCCGTACCAGCGCTGGTTTGGCACCGAGATTCTCGACCACAGCGGCAAAAGCGCCGATCTCTCGCGCCTGAACAACAAGCACCCGTTGCTGTTGGATCACGACACCCGCAAACAAATCGGCGTAATCGAAAAAGCCTACATCGGCGGCGACAAGGTTGGTCGCGCCATGGTGCGCTTTGGCAATTCGCCACTCGCCCAAGAGATTTTTCAGGATGTGCAAGACGGCATCCGCAGTCATGTCTCGGTTGGCTACATCGTCAAAAAGATGGTGCTGGCTGAAGAGAAAGACGGACACGAAACCTACCGTGTCACCGAATGGGAACCACTAGAGGTCTCTCTCGTGGCCATACCTGCAGACCCAACGGTTGGCGTTGGTCGGTCCGCAGATTTGCAGCAAGAAGTGCAAACCGAAGTCAGCAAACCCGCAACGGCGCAAACACGCGCCACCCCCAATCCGGCCAACGCCGAAAAAACTCAGGAGATTCGCATTATGGATACCCAAGCACAAGAAGCCGCCGCAGCAGCAGCACGCGCCGCTGGCGAAAACGCAGCACTCACCCGCATCAATGCCTTGCTCACGCTCGGCGAACAGTACCGTGACTACGGTGGCCCAGCCGTCGCCGCCGATGTCGCTAAACGCGGTGGCAACACCGAAGACTTCCTCCGCGAAGTCATGGCCAAGATCACCACCAAACACACCGATGCTCGCACCGATGTGATCGATCTAACCAAAAAAGAGCAGGCAAACTACAGCCTCTCGCGCGCTGTGCTTGCTTCGATCGGTGGCGATTGGAAAGCCGCAGGTTTTGAGCGTGAAGTCTCAGAAGCCATTGCCAAGCGCACCGGCCAAAAGCCGGATGGTTTCTACATGCCGTTGTCGCTTTTGCAGAAAAACGCAGGCGATGCACTGCGCCGTGACTTCAACGTCGGCACCGCAGGCGAAGCTGGCAACCTCGTGCAAACCACCGTTATGATGGACGAGTTTGTCGACGTGCTGCGTAACTACCTGGTGTTTGGCCGTCTTGGCGCCACCGCGCTGTACGGTCTTACCGGCAACATTGCGATCCCACGCAAAACATCGTCTGGTGCAATCAGCAACGTGACCGAGATCGCAGCATTCACCGAAACGCAGCCAAACACCACCCTGATGACACTCTCGCCAAAACGCGTCGGTGCATTTGTTGAGCCATCGAAACAGGCCATCCAGCAAGTTAATGGCTCAGTCGATGCCATGCTGCAAAAAGACTTGGTTGATGCGCTGGCTGTGCAAATCGAAAACTTCGGTTTCAACGGCACGGGTACATCGCCGCAGCCACGCGGTATCCTCGCCACAGCCGGTATCGGCGCAGTAGTCGGCGGCACCAACGGCGCACAGTTCAACTGGGGCCACATGGTCGGCTTGGAGTCCGCTTGTGCAAACGCCAACGCTGAGCCAGATGTCGGTGCTGGCTATGCCTTCAACACCCGCACCCGCGGCTGGTTGAAGACAGTGCAAAAAGCCGCCAACCTACCTTTCATCTGGGACAACAGCGCACAACCCGTCAACGGCTATCGCGCCCTAGTCACAAACAACCTGCCAAACACCGGCACCAAGGGCAGCAGCTCCGGCGTGTGTTCCTCGGCAGTGTTCTCCAGCAATTGGGCTGACTTCATCCTGGCGTACTTCGGTGGCCTCGATGTCGTGGTTGACCCATACACGCTAGCGACAACGGGTCAAGTTCGCATCACGATCAATCAATTCTTTGATTGCCTGGTGCGTCAGCCAGCATCGTTTGCCGCAATGACAGACGGCCTCACGGCTTAGTCAGGGTAGTTGATCTAAAGAACGTTTTTCAATCGCATCAATCGCGGCCGGGCGTAATTCAAACGCTCGGCTGCTTTAAAGGAGATACAACATGGCTTCAGAACAAAAGCTGGTCCCGGTCGAAGTGATCGACCCATTTTTCATCGACGGCGAAGCAAAAGACATTGGCGAAAAGCTCGATTTGCCGGCAGACCTTGCGCTGACCCTAGCGTCTGCCAATCGCGTCAAGCTCGCCGATTTGCAGGCTGTCAAAAAGCGCCAATCGCGCAGCGAATAGAAAGCAAGTAAGCCATGCCCTTCACCGAATCGCTCGCCGATTTCTACGACGATACTGACTTCAGCACCGCAGGCAGCTACACGCCTGCGGGTGGTGGGTCTGCCGTCGCGGTGAAGGGCATTTTTGATACGGAGTATGTCGAGCCGTTCAGCGAAATCACCGGCAGCCAGATCGCCTATCGCACCTGGGCTTCGCAATACGCCGCACGCCCCACCAAAGGGGCCACGTTGGCCATCGCGGGCACGACGTACCGTATCAAAAATGTGCAAGACATCCCGCCAAACGGCGCGGAGATTCGCCTGATGTTGGAGAAAACCACGTAATGGCCGACCATCTGCGCGACCAGATCATTGATGCCGTGGCCACGCTAGTGACTGGCCTTACCACCACCAGCACCCGGGTGTTTATTGATGAAGACAACCCGCTCGAGGATGCTGACTTACCAGGCATCACCATTTTGCAGATCGGTGAGTCAACAGAGGCCATGACGCTTGGCCGTCCGCGTGAAATGCAGGGGCTGCTTGATCTTGAGATCACTGCCTACGCTAAGCGCCTGCCAAGTCAGGCCGACGTGCGCAAGCAGGTCAACACCATCTGCAAAGAAGTGCAGATCGCGCTGGCGAATACATCGCCAGGCGGTGCCAAGTACGGCACGCTCGTGCAGACCGATTTTGAGTTGTATGGCGACGCTGAAAAGCCCGCCGGCATGGCGCGTATGCGCTGGCAGTTTTTGTATCGCTTTGATGAAGATTCACCCGACGTTGCGCAGTAACCAATAACCTTTTTCGTTTCACCCACCGCCCGCTTGGCTCACGCCGTGCGGGTTTTTTTGTTTATAGGAGATGATCATGGCCATTACCGGCGTAGATATGCAGTTGAAAGTCAAGAAGCAATCCGCGCTGGGGACAATCGCCAGCGGCGGCAGCGGCCAGTTGTTGCGCCGCGTGCAATCCACCCTGAATCTCAAAAAGGACACGTACCAGTCCAACGAGATCCGCAGCGACTACCAAGTCCAAGATTTCCGCCACGGCGCACGCAAGGTTGAGGGCTCAATTTCGGGCGAAATCTCGGCGGGCACCTATTCGTTGCTGATCCAGTCGGCAATGCGACGCGATTTTGCTGCCGTCACTGCGATTACCGGCCTCTCGGTCACCATCGCAGGTTCAGGCCCCACGTACACCATCACCCGCGCCGCTGGCGACTTCTTGGCCGGCAACATCAAGGCGGGGCACGTCATTCGTTTGAGCGTTGGCACGTTGAACGCCGCCAATATCAACAAAAACCTGCTCGTGATCAGCGTCACGGCAACAGTGTTGACCGTTGTCGTCCTTAACGGCGTGGCAATGGTCGCAGAAGGCCCAATCGCCTCCACCACCGTCACGGTGCAGGGCAAGGTGACATTCTGCCCGCAGACGGCGCACACCAACGACTTCTACACCTTTGAGCACTGGTATCCAACGCTCTCGCCAACCGCGTCGGAGTCGTATTGGGACTGCAAAGTCGGCGGCTTTAACATCAGCCTGCCACCCACCGGCGTCGCCACGATCGAGTTTCCGATCATGGGCCTCGATATGTTGGCATCGGCCACTGAGGCACTCACCTCGCCCACCGCTGCCACCTCCACAGGTGTGTTGGCGGCGGTGAATGGTGTGCTGCGTAATGCCGCAGGTGCCATTGCCAACGTCACTGGTTTGACCATCAACGTGACGAACAACAACAGCATGGCAGGGCCGGTGGTTGGTCTCAACAAGTACGTTGATATTGTCAACGGACGCCACATGGTCACCGGCCAGCTCACGGCCATTTTTGATAGCGTCACCCTGCGTGATGCCTTCATCAACGAGACTGAACTGGCGCTGTACGCCGCCTTTACGGCAGACAACACCGCCGCCGCCAGCTTTATCGCCATCACCATCGACCGCCTGAAGTTGGGTGCGGCTGACCGTGATGACAGCGAAGGTGTCAAGACCGTCACGCTGCCGTTCACTGCCTTGCTAAACAGCCCAGGCACCACCAGCACAGACGTCACGACGCTCCGCGTGCAAGACAGCGCAGCGCCGTAAACCTTTTCGGGCATTTGCCGCGCATTTGCCTGCAACCCCTGCACGCCGCCGCTGACTGCCCATTGTGTCTCCGCACAACGCAGTCGGCGGGTCGGGCGGCATTACTTGAAAGACGGAGACAACAATGGAACTCGATTTAGGCACCTATGACCCGCGCGATTTGAACAACAAAGGCGCGTGGATCGACATCAAAAAAGCCGGTGAAGAGACCGGCATCAGCATTCAAGTCGTTGGCTTGTATAGCGACGTCGTGCAGGCGCACCAGCGCCAAAAGTTCGCCCAAATTCAGCGCGAGAAAAAGCGCGGCAAAGAATTCAGCCTCACGCTGGATGAGCTTGAAGAGCGCACCGCCGAATTCTGCGCCATGTGCACGCTGGACTGGAAAGGCGTGAAGGTCAAAGGCGAAGTGGTCAAGTTTGACGCCAAGCTCGCCTTGGAGCTCTACAAAAAGCATCCGTGGATTACCAGCCAGCTCAACACGGCCATTGCCGAGGAAGCGAATTTTTTGGGCTGAGTCTGCGGCCGTTGTTTGACTACGCTCGCGCCGATTTCAAACTTAACCGGCGTGAGCCAGACGGCCACACCAAACGCCATCACCTCGAAAGCGCGGCACAGCAGGGCAGCGCCGCAGCGATGATCGAGTTGGATGAGCAGCCAGATCTGCCCTATCACCTCACCTATCTGTGGGGCTGGTTTGGCGAGCTGGCCGCGCGGCGGCAAAGCAGCGGCATGGATGTCTCGCCGATCGCCTGGAAAGAAATTGAAGCCTGGGCCGCATTGACGGGTCGCAACCCAAAACCGTGGGAAGTACAAGCGTTGGTCAAGCTCGATGATCTCTTGTTAAACGATCACCACGAGCACCAAGCCAGCAAACAAAAACCGCAGATTCACATTGCGAGGCACTAAGTGATTGTCATCAAAGTTCAAAGCAACATAAAAGAGCTGATGGCATTGCACAACGGTGACCAGAAACATATGCGGCTGTCCGCAGCAATTGCCCTCACCAAGACCGCCAAAGCCGCGCAAGAAGAGCTGCGCAAAGAGATGGAAAAGGCATTTGATCGGCCCACGCCATATGCGCTGAATAGCACCTACGTGCGCACCGCAAATGTGAACCGGCTGGAAGCAGAAGTCGGCATCAAAGATGAGTCGGTGAAGGGCACGCCAGCGATCAACTTTCTGGGTCCGCAAATCGGCGGCGGCGAGCGTCGGCTCAAGCGGTTTGAAAAGGCACTGCAGGCCAATGGCTTGCTGCCGGATGGCATGTACGCCGTGCCAGGCAGTGCCGCCGAGATGGATGGCTACGGCAACATCTCAAAAGGCCAGATCATGAAGATCCTGAGTGCCTTGCGTGCGGCCGAGATGTATTCGGGCTACTCAGCAAACCGTGCGCAAAGGCTCAAGGATTTGCCGGGCAAAAAGAAGCGTCGCACCAAGAAAAAACAGGCCGACTACTTTGTTGGTCGCCCGGGTGGCGGCAAGTTGCCGCTCGGTATCTGGCAGGTGTTTCGCTTTGGGCATGGCAGCGCCGTCAAGCCCGTGATTATTTACACCAGCCGCGCTACTTACAAAGCCCGCTTTGATTTCCAAGGCATCGTTGATCGCGTCGCCGCGCGCGATTTTGATCGTTTGTTTGTCGAGCAGCTCAATTCAAGGGCGTCAAGCTAATGGCCATCCGCGAATCCAAAACCATCCTGACCGCCGAAGACCGCACCGCCGGTGCCTTTGCGTCGATGCAGAAGAATCTGCAAACGACCATGGGCCAGTTCGAACGCTGGCAGGGCATGTTTGCCGGCTTGGCGGGTGGTGCCGGGATAGGTGCGTTTGGCCTCATCATCAAAAACGCGCTTGACACCGGTGAGGCGCTCAACAAGATGTCTCAAAAGACCGGCATTGCCGTCGAGCAGCTTTCTGAGCTTTCCTACGCGGCGAAGCTGGCCGATGTATCGAACGAGACGCTCGGCAAAGGCATCAAGGCACTTTCAGAGAGCATGATCGCCGCCAGCGATCCCACCTCCAAACAAGCCAAGCTCTTCAAAGAGCTGGGCGTCAATATCAAGGGCGACACACTCTCAGCACTTGAGCAGCTCGCCAAGCAATATCAGTCGCTGCCAGATGGCGCGGTGAAGGCTGCCCTCTCGACGGAGCTGTTCAAGAAAGCCGGTCAGGACCTGATCCCATTCCTGAATCAAGGGGCAGATGGCATCGCCAAACTGCGCGCAGAGGCGCAGGCGCTCGGCCTTACCATGACCAGCGAGACCGCCAAGGCGGCTGAGCAATTCAATGACAATCTAAAAACGCTTCAAATGTCGACGGGCAAGCTCGGCATTTCGTTGGTCAATGAATTTTCACCCGGGTTGGTCAAAGCCAGCGATGCCATGAAAGAGGCGCTACTCGAATCCGGCAAGCTGCAAGCCGCATGGGTTGGGCTTGGTGCCGTCGGTGCGTTCTTGTTCACCGATGACATGCTCTCGACTTCGCAGAAGCTGAATAAAGACATCCGCGAGATGTCAGAAAAAATCGAGCTTCTCAAAGCCGCTCGCGCTGAAGAAGGCGGCATCCTCGATTGGCTGTTTAATTCTGATGCCAAGCTCGATGCCCGGCTGGCTGCGGCCAATGCCGAGCTGGCCAAAATGCGCGGCTTGCTGGCTGATATGAACAAGCCGCCGGCACAAGCCGGTGCCGACGCCAAGGCCGCCGCTGATGCCGAAGGCAAAGCCAAGGCCAACGCCATCACCAAACTGCTGGCCGACCAAAAGGCCGCCGCCGACGAAAATGCCAAGTACAACGAGCGCATGCGGCAGCTGGATAACAAAGGCTGGATCGCAAAGATCGAGGCGGATGAAAAAGAGTACGAAGCCTATCTCGAGTTTTTGCGCAAATCGTCAGAGGAATACTACAAAGACAAAGAAAAAGCGCAGGAACTCGATAGCAAGGGCTGGGTTGCCTACATCGAGGCAATGGAGAAAGAGTACGAAGAGGGGCTCAAAGCCATCGGTGACAAACAGCCTTCGTTTTTCCAAGCGCAGCAAAAGGAGTGGGAGGGTTATCTTGGCCGCATCGAGTCAGGCTTCAGCGACATCTGGACCAAGTTGATCGATCGCAGCCTGTCGAGCTGGAAGCAATTCACCACGTCGCTGCGCGATATGTTCAAGCGCACCGTGTCGGATTTCATTTACCAGGCATTTGCCAAGCCGATCGTGTTGCAGCTGGTCGCCACGGCGGCCGGCACGTTGGGCTTTAGCGGGTTGGCCAGCGCGGCTACAGGGGCGGCAAGTGCCGCTGGCGGCATTGGCAATATGCTCAGTGGTGCGAGTGGGCTTGGCTCATTATTCAGCGCGGGCGGCATGTTGAGTGGCCTTGGTTCAGCTGCCAGCGGTGTGAGCAGCTACCTATTCGGCACCGCTGGTGCAGCGGGCACGGCGGCAACGGGCTATGGCGGCGTCGCTGCCACATCTGGCCTGCTTGGCAGTGGTGGCATTGGTGCAAGCCTTTCCAGCGTTATCCCAGCCGTCACGGCTGCTCTCGCGGCGTATGGCCTGTTTAATCAATTCCGCGACAAAGGCGAAAACCCGCGTTACCGCCTCGGCTTCGGCTCAGCCGCGCAGGGTTACGCCAGCGATTCGATCTTCGGCATGCAGGGCTTCCAGTATGCCGAAGGTAATGACGCCGCGAATCAAGGCTTCCGCAACTTTCAGCGCGGCTTGGGGGGGCTGGATACACAAATCGGCGGGCTGCTCACGCCCGCGCAGATCGCCGCCGCCGCAGGGCGTTTGAATGGCGTCACTGGCCGTGA